AAAAGATATGATTGCCAATGCTAAGAAACCAAAAAATTTGGTTTTCTCGATAGCAAGACAATTTAGCGAAACAGACGGTTTTGACAACTTAGATGAGTTCAGAACTGATAAAAGATTCAAAATCTTAGATATTCCATACCAAGAAGCAAAAGGTGTTTGTTGGGCAAGAAATCTAACACAACAACTTTATGATGGAGAAACGTATACCCTTCAAATTGATTCTCATATGAGATTCATAAAAGATTGGGACGACGTTCTAATCAAAATGATAAAGGGGTTACAAAAGGATGGGTACAAGAAACCTCTACTTACGGGTTATGTCCCATCTTTTGACCCCGAGAATGACCCTGCAGGTAGAGCACAAGATGCTTGGAGAATGGCTTTTGATAGATTCATTCCTGAAGGTGCGGTATTCTTCTTACCTGAAACAATACCAGGTTGGAGAGAAATGACAAAACCTGTTACTGCAAGATTCTATTCTGCTCACTTCTGTTTCACATTAGGGGAGTTTTCAAAAGAAGTTCAACACAACCCTGAATACTATTTCCACGGTGAAGAGATTTCAATTGCTGCAAGAGCTTACACATGGGGTTACGATTTATTCCACCCACATATTCCTGTAGTTTACCACGAGTACACTCGTAAGGGTAGAACAAAACAATGGGATGACGACAAAACTTGGGGTGACAAAAACAGACATTCACACCTAACAAATAGAAAATTATTTGGTATGGACGGTGAAGTTCAAGAAGGTCATGATGGTCCTTATGGTTTTGGTACGGTTAGAACTTTAAGAGATTATGAAAAATATTCTGGTTTGTTGTTCGAAAGAAGAGCAATTGATAAACATTGTTTAGACAAACAATATCCACCAAGTCCATATAATTTTGAAAATGAAGAGGATTGGAAAAATAGTTTCGCAACAATATATAAACATTGTATTGATGTTGGATATTCAAGCGTACCTGAAAAAGATTATGACTTTTGGGTTGTTGCTTTCCACAATTCTAAAGATGAAACATTATTTAGAAAAGATGCTGATAAAAACGAAATTGCTGGTTTTATGAGAGACCCTGATGGTTATTGTAAAGTTTGGAGAGAATTCCAAACTACAGAATTACCAGCATATTGGGTTGTTTGGCCTCACTCAGAATCAAAAGGTTGGTGTGATAGATTAACGGGTCAATTAAATCATAATAACGTTAGTTAATGAAATTCAATGAATTACCCAAATTTGTAATTAATCTAGAAACAAGACCAGATAGATTAGAGGACATTAAATTCGAATTAGAATATATTGGTTGGGACTACGAAGTGTTCAATGCGGTTAATAGAAATAGTTACATGGGTTGTACCCTTTCTCACTTAGGAATTATAAACATTGCTAAGGAAAGAGGGTACAAACGTGTAATGGTTATTGAAGATGATTGCAATGTTATGCCATATGCAAAATCTTTCATAGAGGACTTAGAGAAACAAATTGAGGGTATTGAATTTGGTGTTATGAATTTAGCACCAACTTTGAATAGACCTATGAATATCAGTAATGATTATAGTTTGTTATTAGATTTAACAAATCTACCACCGAAACCACATGATAGACTAACAGAAACATTCGCAACCAATATACTTATTTATGATGTATCATCATTCCAATTAGTTGAAAATATAAAAGATTATTCTTTCCATAGTGGAGACTATGTTTTACCTATCGATGAACAACTGGTAAAACATGTTTATCCTGTTGTTCAGTGTTTCGCTCCTGTATTGCCAATCGCACCACAGAGAAACTCTTATTCGGATGTTTCCCACGGAATGTATAATAACTTTTACACTCAAACCTATAATTGGAACCAATATTCTCCTATCAAAATAAATGGAAAATATTTGAATCAAGATGAGAACAAAAAAATAAAAGAACAAAAACAACATTTACCTTACAATGTCAACTAAGATTATAACTGCAATTTATAGTGACCTTAATGGTACGGAATTAGGAGGAAGACCAAATAGAGGGTCACATTATAGATACAGTCTTCTGTCACTTTTGAAAATGACAGATGCTGATTTTGTTTGCTATACCTCAGAACGTGAAATAGAATCATTAAGAGATTTTTTCTTCAGAGAAAATAACGTATCTCAAGACCAATTAAAATTTGAAATATTTGATATTGCAAATTCTAAATTCAAAGATTTAATTAATTCGAGAAAAGATGTTGAATCAATTAAAAGAGGTGACAGGTGTTTAGAAATACAATATTCCAAGTTTAGTTGGTGGTGGAATGAGGATAAATCATATGATAACTATTATTGGGTAGATGCGGGATTATCTCATTGTGGGTTAATTCCATTACAGTATTTACCTGAAAAAAATCACTCGATGAAACGTTTTTATGAAAGTAATTTATTTAATAATGATTTTCTTAAAAATGTGATTGAAGATACGGGGGATAAATTTTTACTTTTCGGTAAAGAAAATGATAGAAACTATTGGTCAGGTACTGTGAACCCTAAATGGTATGTTAACTACGACAGAAGTATTCACATAATTGGTGGTATGTTTGGTGGACGTAAAGATAAGTGGGATGTAATTGTACCAATGTTTGAAAATTACGTTCAAAGTATTCTTACTGCCGATGAAGGGTTACCACATGAAGAACAGATTATGACTCTAATGTATTTCAATCATCAAGATTTATTTTATAGAAAGCATTTCGATATATGGTGGTGTAGGGATAATGCACCACGAGGAACCTCTGAGGAACTATTCCTCCAAAATAAAAGTTTTTTCAAAATATTAGAAGAATTTAATAGAATTTATGAGTAAAATAACACTTGTCACAGGTATTTGGAACATCGGTAGAGATGAATTAAAGGAAGGATGGTCAAGACCATATCAACACTATTTAGATAAGTTTTCACAACTTTTGGATGTGGATGCTAATATGATAATTTTCGGAGACGAAGAATTAAAAGATTTCGTTTTCGCAAAAAGGTCGAAAGATAATACACAATTTATAACTAGACCTCTTAGTTGGTTCAGAGAAAATGAATTTTTTGACATGATTCAAAAAATTAGAACGAATGAGAGTTGGACTAATTTATCTGGTTGGTTGAAAGACTCAACCCAAGCAAGGTTAGAAAATTATAATCCTTTAGTAATGTCTAAAGTTTTCCTTTTGAATGATGCTAAAATCATGGACCAGTTCAATTCAGAATATATTTTTTGGATTGATGGAGGATTAACTAACACTGTTCATCCTGGTTATTTTACACATGATAAAGTTTTAGATAAACTTTCAAAATATATTTCTAAATTTTCTTTTATATGTTTTCCGTATGATGCAGAGACTGAAATTCACGGATTCGAATATAATAAATTGAATGATATTGCTGGCGAAAAGGTAAAAAAAGTTGCAAGAGGTGGATTCTTCGGTGGACCTAAAGACTCAATTGGTGATATCAATGGTATCTACTACTCACTATTGAAAACAACATTATCAGAAGGATATATGGGAACTGAAGAATCTATCTTCAGTATCATGTGTCATAAACATTCGGATTTAATTAATTATTTTGAAATTGAATCTAATGGGCTTGTTGGTAAATTTTTCGAAGACTTGAAGAATGATTCTCTGAAAATCAAAAGTGACACAAAAATTATAACCACCAACAATTTAGATACTAATAAGGTGGGTCTTTATGTTATAACCTTCAATAGTCCTAATCAGTTTAGAACTTTGATAAAATCAATGGTTGAATACGATAAAGATTACTTGTTGAAGACAGAAAAATATTTGTTGGATAACTCATCAGATGAATCAACTTTTGATGAATATTCCAAACTTTGTGAAGAACACAACTTTGTTCACATCAAAAAAGACAATTTAGGAATTTGTGGAGGAAGACAATTCATTGCAGAACACTTCGATACAACAGATTTAGATTATTATCTGTTTTTTGAAGATGATATGTTTTTTTACCCGAATGAAGGAAAGGTTTGTAGAAACGGATTCAATAGATTCATTCCGAATTTATACACTAAGTCATTAGAAATTATGAAGAAGGAGAATTTTGATTTCTTAAAATTAAACTATTCAGAATTTTATGGTGACAATGGAACTCAATGGTCTTGGTATAATGTGCCACAACATGTGAGAGAACAATTTTGGCCTGGTAAAAATAGACTACCCGTACAAGGATTAGACCCTAACGCACCAAAAACAGAGTTTCATAATGTTTTATCACACAAAGGACTACCTTATGCTATTGGTGAGGTATATTATTGTAATTGGCCTCAAATTGTAAGTAGACCAGGAAATAAGAAAATGTTTTTAGACACAACTTGGGCTCACCCGTTTGAACAGACGTGGATGAGTCATATGTATCAGTTGTTGAAAAAAGACGAATTATACCCTGGTTTGTTGTTAGCAACACCTACCGAACATAATAGATTCGAACATTATAGCGGAGACTTACGTAAAGAGTCATAACAATATATTTATTGTTATGGAATTTTTTATCAAAAAGAATGCAACGTTACCTGTTCTGAAAATGCAGGTTGTTAAAGACGGTAGAGCGGGTTACCTTGAACTGATGCAATCATTAGAGGTTTCTTCAATTTATTTTTCTATGGTGGACGTAGAAACAGGTATTCCTAAAATTGTTTCCGCTCCTTGTGAGATTGTAAACTTAATTTTACCTGAAGGTGCTGCTGCAGAATATTACATTTATTTCAAGTTTACCAAATACGATACTGACACGGTCGGAAGGTACCAAGGTCAATTTTTGATTAAGAACGATGAAGGTAATTTAATTTTACCTATTAGGGAAGAATTATATATCAATATCCAAGACAGCTTTATTTCTGAGACCGCTTGTTGTTAATTTGATTAATAGACAAGTTTTTTTATATTTATAGAAGAAGGTAAATTTCACACATTGTGAAAGCTAATACACCACTCTAAAAAATATATTATGATATCTAACGAAGAGATAGAATCTTTCCTACACGGGAATGACCCTGAGGAATTTATAGTTGCAATCGAGTTCGATTACGCATCCAATTCAATTTACAAAATTAAAGAAGCTCCTGGTAAAGGAAAAGAAATACGTAAGGATACCTTTATCCCATTCGCATGGGTTGGTGATTTACGTGGGTTAAAGTTCTATGGTGATTCCAAAGCCGCTCAAAAAGAGGCGATGACCAAATACGGAATCATGATTGACAAACTTGAAACTCAAGATAATGAAAGACTCAAGAACGGTTTAACCTACATGGTTAAATCACTTAAGGGGTATAGAGAATTAATTCAATTTTTCAGAGATGGTGGTTGTGACCCTTGGGGTGAGAAATCAAAAGATAAGATTATGATTTTACCACCTGTTGAGCAATATCTAATTTCAAAAGAAAAAAGATTGTTCAAAGGGTTTGAAGATTATGAACAAGTTACCAGACTTGTATTTGACTTGGAGACCAATGCTCTTGACCCAAAAGACGGTCGTATTTTCATGATTGGAATAAAAACCAATAAAGGATACCACAGAGTTATTGAGTGTCTTGATGAGTCTCAGGAGAAGAATGCCATCGTCGAATTCTTTAGAGTTATTGATGAAATCAAACCGAGTATCATTGGTGGTTATAATTCAGCAAACTTCGACTGGCATTGGATATTCGAAAGATGTAAAATTTTAGGTGTAGACCCAAGAAAGGCTTGTCGTTCATTACATCCCCAACATTCATTTACAAGAAAGGATAGTATGTTGAAACTTGCAAACGAAGTTGAAGAATATGTTCAGACTTCTATTTGGGGTTATAACGTTATTGATATTATACATGCAGTTCGTAGAGCTCAGGCAATCAACTCGAGCATCAAAGCCGCGGGTTTGAAATACATCACAAAATTCATTAACGCCGAGGCACCTGACCGTGTTTACATCGACCATGAAAACATCGGAAAGATGTATGCAAACAAAGAAGAATATTGGTTAAACATACAGAACGGAAAATATAAAAAGGCGTCAGAATACCAAGACTTAGATATCAAGTTTCCTGGTGTATACATAAAAACCACAGGGGACAATCTTGTTGAGAGATATCTTGACGATGACTTGGACGAAACATTAAAAGTGGATAAAGAATTCAACCAAGGTTCTTTCTTACTTGCCGCAATGATTCCAACAACATATGAGAGAGTATCAACTATGGGTACCGCAACATTATGGAAAATGTTAATGTTGGCATGGTCTTATAAACATGGATTAGCAATTCCTGCGAAACAAGGTAAGACAGACTTCGTAGGAGGTCTTTCTCGACTACTTAAGGTAGGTTATAGTAAGAACGTACTTAAACTGGATTTCTCGTCTCTATACCCCTCTATTCAACTTGTACACGATGTATTCCCCGACTGTGATGTAACAGGTGCAATGAAAGGAATGTTAAAGTATTTCCGTGACACTCGTATCAAGTACAAACAGTTGTCTGAAGAATATTATACAACAGACCCTGCTAAGTCTGCATCGTATGGTAATAAACAGTTACCGATTAAAATCTTCATTAACTCCATGTTCGGTGCGTTATCAGCACCACAGGTTTATGCTTGGGGTGACATGTACATGGGAGAACAAATCACGTGTACAGGTAGACAATATCTTCGTCAGATGATTAGATTCTTTATGACAAAAGGATATGTTCCATTGGTAATGGATACGGATGGTGTGAACTTCTCCACTCCTGATGATGCGAAAGACAGAGTATATGTAGGTCGTGGTTTGAATTGGAAGGTTAAGTTAGGTAAAGAATATTATGGTCCTGAAGCTGATGTTGCCGAGTATAATGATATTTTTATGAGAGGTGAAATGGCTCTTGATACAGATGGGGTATGGCCATCATGTATCAACCTTGCAAGAAAAAACTACGCGGTTATGGATGCTAAAGGTAAAATTAAGTTAACAGGTAACTCGATTAAATCGAAGAAACTTCCATTATACATCGAAGAGTTCTTGGATAAGGGAATCAAAATGTTATTGGAAGGAGACGGTAAATCATTCGTTGAATACTATTACGAATACTTACAAAAGATATTTGACAAGAAAATTCCGTTAAGTAAGATTGCACAAAGAGCAAAAGTTAAGTTAACACTCGATGAATATCGTAAGAGACTAACAACTAAGACCAAAGCGGGTAATAGTATGTCGCGTATGGCTCATATGGAATTAGCAATACAAGAAGGGTTAAGTGTAAATTTAGGTGATGTTATTATGTATGTTAATAACGGAACAAAAGCATCTCAGGGTGATGTTCAGAAGATGACCGTGAAACAAATAAAAGATACAAATGCATTAAATTCATTTAACAATCCCAAAGCAAAACCAATCACAGATGGTGTTATGGTCAACTGTTATATGTTGGATAAAGATATTTTAGAAAAAGACCCTGACTTAACTGGTGATTATAATGTACCAAGAGCTGTTACAACTTTCAACAAGAGAATCGAACCACTTATGGTTGTGTTCCAAGATGAGGTTAGAAATGGTTTAATTGTTAATGACCCTGAACAAAGAGGTATATTCACAACATCTCAGTGTGAGTTAATTAATGGTCATCCTTTAGGTGATGGTGACCAAGATGATTTACAAAAAGATGTATTGGATATTACAGAACAGGAATTAAAGTATTGGGAAAAAAGAGGTCTTAAACCTGACTATATGTATGATTTAGCGGAAGAAAATTGGGAAGAAAGGTTAGGACTGTTTCAAACCGTCTGATGATAAGATATACCATGTTCCACCAACAAATCTGAATTCAATACAAGCAAACTTGTCTGCAACGATTTCGTCGTACTCTTCATCAATTTTTCCAACATCGGGTCTTACAGTTATTTGAGTCATAGCTTTAACTGTTATATGGTCCGATGTTCTCGAATCTAAAACCACAAATGACCTTGGAACACCACGAATAATACAACAATCTTCCCCGTTTGTACGGTAATCTAATTCCGACACCATAGTTACTTCAGAGGTTTCTATGGTGTGTCCGTTAATAATTCTTTTCGATGGTACTGTCTTAATTATTGCCATTATATTACATATATTTGACGAGGCATTGCTCTGAACTTCATTTGTTTATTTAGATTTTCGGCAATCAACGCCTCTCTCTCCATTACCTTTTCTGGTCTCATTCTAGTTAACCAACCTTCAGCACCTGTCAATTCCTCAATTAACTTCGATTTTTCATCTTTTGCTTCGGTTAGAAGACTTTGATAATCCATTGTAATTTCCGAGTCAGGCGTCTTCAAGTTACCACTGTACTTTCCTCTAACTCTTGCTAAAGTTTCTTTACAGTATGCGGTAAACCATCTTCTTACCCATTGTTGTCCTGGCACATTCAAGTCTGTCCATGTTAGTTCTTCAATAGGAACATCTGTAGGAAGTTTGATGATGTCAGGATTATTTTTCAAGCAATCGGCTCTACTATCAGGTTCAACATCATAATACCAATACCAAACGGCTTTACCTACGTATGCAGAATAGTTTGACCAGTTAAATCTTCCACCAGGAGTATTATATAAATGAATGAGTTTTTTTCCATCAGGAAGACCTGTTATTCTATATGTCAAGGAACCTCCTAAAATTCTACTGAGGATATTAGCTTCTTGCATTCTGATAAGATAATCAAAACCTGACATCATAAAGTAAGAACCATTATTCCCCATTTGGGCATATCCTGCTTGGTTAGCACCTAAACCAATACCACCAAATCCGAATCCACCAATACCACCCAATCCAAATGCGCTAAACAATTGGTCACTAAACCAAAGAAGTTCATTAACTTCTCTACCTGCAGGTATTTCATAAGTTTGTGTGTTAGCACTTAATATGAAATAATCTTTTTTAAGTACCCAAGGACCCTCAGTTTGTAAACCAACAATTTTAGAATACGAGTAAGAGAACTGTTGTTCGAAATCCATGGTTCTAGTCACAAGTGCTCTTGCAACAGACCTTTCGTTCATGTTCAAATTAACTAAGTTCACCCATTGAGAATCAATTAACCACTGTAAAATATATTCTTCATAATCACCGATGGCTAATTCCATCAATGAGTCTAACATCTCATCCTCTAACTCAACACTTCTAAGTGGAGCTCCGAGTTGATGTTTGATTCTTGTATATATTTTGGACCTTTCTGGTTCTGGTATTGCTGCCATATCAAATAAATATCTTTATTATTCTATTTCGTGAAGAAGTGAATTTAACTTAAATATATATTGGTTTTCGTTTTGTAGAGGATTGTTATTGAAGATTAGTATCTTATTACTCTTTGGTTGAATAAAAATTAACCAATCCACGTTGTAAGGTTTAACATTACCTGTATCAAAAAGTTTTACCTTATCATCATCAACAGTTGTTGTTGAATATGGTTTTACTTGTGCTGTGTAGGTTTCATCCCCTTTAGTGATTGTCATATCCACTCCCTTGAATGCATCTTCTTTTTGACCGTGACCACCAATCTTTTCAACTTTTGCTTCTCCTTCAAAATAATCTTCAAGTTTTTTCTGAACGTTATCTTCAGATTTTTGACCTCTATCCCAAAGTTTTTTTAATACTTTAATGATGTTAATGAAGTCTTCGTTGTTCTTTGTGAATATATCTTTTTTGAAGTGGTTTAAGGCACTTATAAATCTTTCAACTTCTCTCGAGTTTCTATTTTCTTTACGACTGAAATCAAAAATTTTATCTTTTCTACCAATCTTTTCAATTTGTTTATTAACCGCTTTGACCAACAAACAAAATGCATTGAAATTAGTATTAAGGTTATTTAATATTGACCTTCCTTCTTTTGATTCTACACCATAGAAACCAGACATTTCTTTCGTTGTTCCATCAACCCAAAATTGACTAAACACTTTTTTCAAAACGTCTGTCACACCATCTTGGTATATTCTTTTAACTTTTGAGTTATTGATTAAATCTTTGAAGAAAAGGATTTCTTTTGCATCACAGAACTTAGCATCTGCGGATTCAGTAATTAATTTACCAAACTCGACAGATTCTATAAGTTTTGTTTTAGTTTTTAACTCATACATTTTTGTAACAAAATCCCAGTTTACAACTTTCCAAAAGTTAACGATGTATTCGTCTCTTTTGTTTCTATACTTCAAGTAATAAGCGTGTTCCCATAAATCTAACCCCAACAGAGGGAATCCACCTCCTTCGATGATATTCATCAAGGGGTTATCCTGATTTGGAGTCGACATTATTTTTAATGTATTTTTTGCGGTTAGAACTAACCATACCCATCCTGAACCGAACCTATCTTTTGCAACGTTGTCAAACTTTTTTTTGAATGCGGTAAAACTACCAAATTCTTTGACAATCTTTTTGTAAAGTTCTCCCTCGAGTTTTTTAGGTGTAGGGGTCAACATGTTCCAAAATAATGCGTGATTGAATGCACCACCAGCATTATTTCTTATTGACTTGTCGTAACGACTTATGTTTTTGATGATTTGCTCTAATTCTAAATCCCCGTATTTTTTCTTTGATAAAGCATCATTTAATTTATCCACGTACCCTTTATAATGTTTGTTATAGTGAAAGTTCATCGTTTCGGGGTCAATGAACTGTTTGAGGGCTGAGTAGGAATAAGGTAATTTCTCTATTCCAATTTTCTTCATTTCGGTAATCAACTGTTCTTTTTCTTTGTTAACGTGGTTTTCAAGTATTTGGTGTTCCAGTTGTTGTACCTTTTCTTTTATTTTCTTCATATGTTTGGATTATCCATATAATAAATAATCCAATAATTGTTTAATGACGCATTTCATTAATTCTTTTTAGAATTTCTTCAGCAGCATCGGGACTGCTTTGGTTATCACCAAGTATGGTAGATATAACCTGTTTTTTATTTGCAAGTATGTCATAGATGATTCCTTCGATTGTGTTTTCGAATATTGGATAATACACTAATACATTATTTTTTTGACCGTATCTATATGCTCGGTCCTCTGCTTGGGAATGGTCTGAAGGTAAAAATGATAAATCATTCATGATGACTGCCTCAGCGGATGTCAATGTTAATCCAACACCTGCAGCTTTAATATTCCCCACAAAAACTTTAACTTTTTCATTTTCTTGAAATTGGTCAACAGATAATTGTCTTTCGGCTTTTGACATTGACCCATCGAGTTTAACGGATGTTTTGCCAAAATGTTCACAAATCTTATTCAAAGAATCTGTGAAGTTACAGAATATGATAACTTTTTTATCTTGCTCAATTATATTTTCCGCTAACTCTATTGTTTGGGCAATTTTTTCGTCGGCAATAATTTGTCTAACTTTAGTGAGTTTTGTAAATTGTACCGTAAGAGATTTAGATTCTTCAGGATTTTTTTCATACCAATTATAGTAGTCACCCATAACCTCTTCGTATAACTTTGATTTTAATCTCAAGTATACTGGTGTTATGATTTTATCAGGTAAATCCAAAACATCTTCTTTTAATCTTCTGAGTGTCAACCCTAATGTTCTGTCTCTCAATTCTTCCAAATTGGATGCACCCATAACGTTCCACACTTTTCTTGACCCAACTTTGAATTGGTATCCTTGACAGTATCTTATAACATATGCCATCCAATTTTTTGCTACGGGGGAGTCAATCAAACTTAAAAGATTGAAGTAATCAATTGGTCTTGAAGTCATTGGTGTACCAGTTAACAACCATAATCTATCAACCTTTTTAACAAAGTCGTTAATTAGTTTTGTTCTTTGGGCTTGTGCGTTTTTAATATAGTGTGCTTCATCAATTACAACCAAGTCAAAATTTGCACCGAGAATTTGTGATTCATCTTTTTTCTTTGGGTCGTGAAAGTTTTTTATGATATCATAATTTACAATCACGAAATCGTGGTCAGTTGAAAAGTTTTTACCTTCAGAAATATAAACAGGTCGGTCGGAATAATTTTCAATCTCTCTTTTCCAGTTTATTTTCAGAGTTGCGGGACAAATGATTAATATTTTTTTCGCACCTGTTTCAAGAGCCGCAATAATAGTTGAAGTTGTTTTACCCAATCCCATATCGTCAGCCAATATGAATTTTTTATTTTCAACTAATTTTTGTATTGCTTCTTTTTGATGTGATAGTGGAGGACGTTTAGAATATTTTTCATAATCTATAACAACATCTTTGACTGTATTGTCTTTGATTATTGCTGCCTTCGGTAACCAAAAATCATGAAACTCTTGGTTCTCAGTTATCTTACCCCAAATATGATATGCCTTTTCCTTATCAGCCAAGAGTTTTTCGACCCAAACCTTCTCAGGAATTACTGTCATTAATTTGTCGTCCGCTAATTTTTGAGCAAAATATGCATCAAGTATAACCCATTTCTTCGCAACCTTTGGTTGTTTATCGTGGTTATTTATAATGTATTCAGATTGACTTCTTGTAGGGTAAAACTTTCTATTAAGTTGTGATTTTCTTTTGAGCTCTAATATATAATTGTTTGCTCCCTCATACTCCTCCAACAATGTCAACGCCTTAGACTCTAAACTGATTTCCATTTTTATCGGATGTTAGATAATAACATCAATAGGATTGAATCCATTTGCATAATTTATGAATAGTTCTTCACCCTCTTCAATGTCTCGAGTTGAGAAAAATATAAATGTGTCCTCATCTGTATTCCAATTCACATTTTCAGAATCAGAATGATTGTAGAAAGACCCATAACCCATGACCATTGCATGGTTTGTCCAGTTCTCAGACCTTGGAAAACAAAAACTGTAATTTGCAAATACAGGTATCTTTTCAAGATTGCTTTGAGGGAATAAAAGGAACGGACATCTTTCGATGATTTCCCCTTTAGTTATTTTTGTAGTACTGAAAACTCCCAATCCGTGGATGGGGCTATTTCCAATTTTGATTTTTGTTGGTGGTTTGATTTCCATAGTTGAAGTAAATATAATAAAAATAAAAGTATTTATCAATATATGCAAAAGTTAGTACCAATTACACGTTTAGGAAAATTCTTTGGTGGTGAAGACTATGCCTTAGATATCGGTATGGGTGAAGAGTGGTTGTTGGGGGATATGAACTTCACTATTATTCTTTACAGAATAGATAGATATAAAACTAAAACCGATGACGTTTATGGTGAGGTTTTAGAAGACGGTATTCAGTTTTTGGCACCTGTCGAACTTAAAGGTTTAGTACAAGTAATGGCACCAACACATAAGTTCTTAGGGAATTCTAAAGTTGAACAACAAGAACCAGGAAATATGAAGTTCTCAATTTATCAAAAAACTCTTGATGATATGGGTGTTGAGATATTCATGGGTGACTACATAGGATATTATGAAACAGAAGACAGAGTGAGGTATTACTCTGTTGCTGACGATGGATTTGTTAAATCGGATAATAAACACACTTACGGAGGTTACAAACCGTTCTATAGAACGATTACCGCAACATACGTTAGTGAAAATGAATTTAGAGGAATATAATGCCACTACCAAAACAAGTTAAACCAACTTTGCCGTTGGTCCCTCAAAAAACTCTTTATGCTAGAAGAGAAGAGTTATTGGAATATATTAATAAGGATGGGACTTATTTACCTAAATCTGTGTTACATGCTGATTTGGATAGAGGAATGTTGGATTTTGTTAAGAATGATTTGAAAGTTGTTACGGCTGGTAAAATTGTTCCGATGCTCGATATTTTAATAACGACACAGAATTGGAGTCAATACGTAGAAACTTGGAAATTTGTTGATTTAGATTATAATCCATCTCCACCATTTATTACTGTTGTTAGAAGTCCTGAAGTTAAATTTGGAACTAACCCTTCACTTCAATATACAATACCAAACAGAAAACAATTCTATTACGCTTCGGTACCAACATGGAACGGTAATGAACAGGGTATGGATATCTACACAATACCCCAACCTGTCCCTGTAGACATAAATTACAGTGTCAAGATTGTTTGTAATAGAATGAGAGAACTGAATGAGTTGAACAAAATTATAATGCAAAAGTTCTCTTCAAGACAGGCATATACTTTCATAAAAGGACAATATGTTCCAATTATATTAAACTCAATATCTGATGAGTCTCAAATGTTAATCGATGGAAGAAAGTTTTATATTCAGAATTATGAATTTACAATGTTAGGATATCTGATTGACGAGGAAGAATTCGAAGTAAAGCCTGCAATATCAAGAGTGTTACAAGTATTCGAAATAGATACTGCAACTCTGAAAAAGAAAAGAAATCAATTTCCTGAAAATCCTGACCAATTCTTATCAAACTTTTTATACATTGTCGGAAATAATATTCTGAGTGAAAGAATAGACTTTACTGCAGATATGACTTTTATTAATTCTTCAAATGTTGAGTCTTATGATGTTTACATCAATGACGATTATTATGGTACAGACGTCGAAAAGATTCAAATAACAACTAACGATATTCTAAGAATAGAGGTAATCAAAAATGATGAATCGTTGGAGGCCGATATTGAGTTTGACAGTAAATTAGTTTAACTATGAGTAAATTGAATGAAAACATCCCAAGTTTCAAAGCAATTGTAAGAAAATCTCATTTCACAAAAGACCAAGAAGACTATAATACTTTTTTGAATGTTTATTGTTTTGCAATACAATCAGTCACAGGTGTTATTTTAACATTCCATGTTATGACTGATGACGGAATGGTGAGAAGTAGAGTCCCAATTTCAGAAATATTCATCAAAGAACCAATCAATGATATTCCATTTAACTATAAACAATTATGGGATTGTTTCTCAGAAAATGTTAGTGTAATAAAGTATGAATTCTTAACACACCATAGAGCCGAAATTGTTATTAGAGATGGTAGAAAAATATGGGCAACTTATATGTTCACTGTTGATTGGTTCGATAACCCATACAGTGACGAACCTTCTGATTATAAATGTGGACATGTCTTTCAATCTGACGATGGATATCTCCTTTGTCAACCAAACAATAGAATTTTTTGGAAAGACAGTAATTGGGTAACAAAAAAGATTCCTCAAGATTTGAAAAAATTCAAAGTTGATAGTTCAACTCTTTCTGTGGAAAACCAATCAGATAGATGGGTTAGTGAAGATTCTGATTCTTTCTATTATGATTTTAATAAGGACTCTTAGTTTTCACCATAGATATCTTTTTTCTCTTTACACTTCTCTACTATCAAGTTTTCTAAAAATTTATAAATCTTCATTCCACGTTTCTCACAGTATTTTTTTAATATCTCGTGTACTTCAGGGTCAATTTTAATGTTCTTGATTTCTTTGGTCTTTTTCATAGGTAGAAAAAAGGAAGAATTTATTCTTACTGTTTACAAATACATATCCAAAAGTCAAGTTTTTTGTGTTAGTAATGAATATTTATCATTAAAATAAATCTGCAAAGAACAATTTAATAATGGCAACAGCACAAGTTAATCAAAAAGTATTTGTATCCCCAGGAGTTTATACATCTGAAACAGACCTTTCGTTTGTGGCTCAGAGCGTGGGTGTTACAACCTTAGGTTTAGTTGGTGAGACTATAAAGGGTCCCGCTTTCGAACCTGTCTTTATAACAAACTATGACGAATTTCAAGCCTACTTCGGTGGTACTGAACCTGTAAAGTTTGTGAATACACAAATTCCACAATATGAAGCTGCGTATATCGCAAAGTCTTACTTACAACAATCTAACCAATTGTTTGTGACAAGGATTTTAGGTCTTTCAGGTTATGATGCGGGTCCATCGTGGAGTATTAGAACGACCGCAAACGTTGACCCAACAACAATCGGTATCGAGGGTGTTGGTCAATCATTTACTGCAAATTTCAGTGGTAACTCATCAGGAGACACTTTTTTATTCACGTCTTCAAGTGCAGTGTTTAACGATTTTATATCACCAAATTTATATGTACAATATAGAATGAGTGATGGAAGTACGTCTAACCTATTTGCGGACTTTTCATTTAACATCGGTAATGTTGCGGACAATCCGTCATTATCTGCTACGACAATTTCATTTTACGGGGCAATACCTGATACAGATTATTGGCCGTTGGTAACACAATATAGTAATCAAATTAATGAATATCTTTCTGATACAAACAATTTGGAAACAAACGATTTATCTTCAAACGATAATGACGCTTGGTATTACGCTAATTTTGATAACTACTCAGGAAACTCTTACTCAGGTTATTCTTTCTATTATTCTGTGACAAACATTGTTACAGGGTCTACAGGAAATTATACAGGAACTATTACAGGTAGTGTGTATGAATTCTCTGGTAGTGCATATTCTGAATTCAATAATATGGTAATTGCAACTCTTCGTTCAAGAGGTATTTCTCTTTACGCGAACAGTTCTGATAGTGATTCTCACGGTCCGATATATCAAGTTAATTCAGGTGGTACTATTGCTGGTTTAAGTGCTGTTACCATGGTTTGTAGTGGTGAGTATTCAGGTGTAACTCAATCACCTTATGCAACTTTCTTATTATCGGGTGTAACTAAAGATAATGACGCGTTTCAGTTCGAAACATCTTTAGCTCCAAGTGATTCAAAATATATTACTAAAGTATTAGGTGTTGACAATTTTGGTAAATCAAGATTTGAAACTCCTCTTTTTGTTGAAGAAGTATATCCAGGAACTTTGAATTTTGCATATAACCAAGGTTATATCAAAGGTCTTAATTGTCAATTGGTTGGTTTACCAAGTGCTAGAAGTAGAAGTGCTTCGTCAATTGCTTGGAATTTAGAAAGATATCAATCACCTGAGACACCATTTTTGGTTTCAGAGTTAAGAGGAAATAAAGTTTATAGATTATTCAAGTTTATCTCAATATCTGATGGTGATTCTGCAAATGTTGAAATCAAAGTTTCAATTGCTAACTTATCTTTCAATAGTATGAGTTTCGACGTATTAGTTAGAAACTTCTTCGATACTGATGCTAATCCTGTGGTTATTGAAAAATTCACTAACTGTAACATGGACCCAGCTTCGAACAACTTCGTCGCTAAAAAGATTGGTAGTTCAAACGGTGAGTTTGCTTTACTTTCAAAATACATTATGATTGAGTTAGCTGATGAGGCACCAATAGATGCAATACCTTGTGGTTTCTACGGTTACACACAAAGAGAGTATGCGTCTCCATTGAACCCATCTCCTTACCCTAAATTCAAAACAAAATATTATTTCCCTGGTGAAGTTATTGCTAACCCACCATTCAACAGTCCTTTCGGTGGTAATAATGCCGTAGAAAGTCCTGGTGATGTTGTTAGAAGAAGTTACTTAGGATTTTCAACACAATTTGGAATCGATGAGTCATTCTTAACTTATAAAGGAAAACAAAATCCACAAGCGGGTTGGGAACTTGCAACAGATTCTCTACCATGGAATTATCTTTCGAAAGGTTTCCATATGGACTCAGGTGCAACGGTTGTAACAATCGGAAACATCTATGATACAAGTGGACAAACAGCATTCGAGTGTGGAGTGGCAGATTTTAGATTTGACCCTGAAACACAAGAAAATCCTTACTACTTTATCTATTCAAGAAAATTCACAGTATGTTTTGCTGGCGGATTCGATGGATGGGATATCTATGAAGAGTCAAGAACTAACACGGATAGATTCCAATTAGGAGCTTCTGGATTCCTTGCAGGTGCTTTCCCTTCTCCAAGATATCCTAACGCAACAGGTGATGGTATGTTCAAGAGAATTACTGTTCAAAACAATACCGTAGACTTTGCTAATACTGACTATTACGCTTATTTACTTGGTATTTTAACATTTGCTAATCCTGAAGCTACGAACATCAACGTATTTGCAACTGCAAGTATTGATTATGTATACAATTCAAATCTTTGTGAAGAGGCTATTGATATGGTTCAATTCCAAAGAGCTGATTCGGTTTACATCGTGACTACACCTGACTACAATATGTTCTTACCAGATTCAACAGATACTCAAGCAATTATTTATCCTCAAGAAGCGGTAGATAACTTAGATAACACAGGTATCGATTCAAACTACACAGCAACATATTATCCTTGGATATTAACAAGAGATACTGTTAATAACACACAAATTTATTTACCAGCAACTGGTGAGGTTTGTAGAAACTTAGCTTTAACAGATAACATCGCATTCCCTTGGTTCGCATCAGCGGGTTACACAAGAGGTCTTGTTAATTCAATCAAAGCGAGAGTTAAGTTGACTCAAGAAGATAGAGACACACTTTATCAAGGTAGAATCAACCCTATTGCAACTTTCTCTGATGTTGGAACTGTAATTTGGGGTAATAAGACTTTACAAGTTGCAGATACAGCACTTAACAGACTTAATGTTAGAAGATTGTTACTTCAAGCTCGTAAGTTAATTTCAGCAGTAGCTGTAAGATTAATCTTCGAACAAAACGACCAAGTTGTAAGACAACAATTCTTAGATAGTGTTAATCCAATTTTGGATAGTATTAGAAGAGATAGAGGTCTTTATGATTTCCGTGTAACAGTTTCTTCAACACCTGAAGACTTAGACAGAAATACATTAACAGGTAAAATTTATCTTAAACCAACGAAGGCTCTTGAATTTATTGATATTGAATTCTTTATCACACCAACAGGAGCATCATTCGAAAATATCTAAAAAAATCGGGGGGGAATTTCTTCTCCCCCTTTTTTAGCCAAATATGAAAACAAATATTAAAGAAGGATTTAAGGACGATAAAACACCAGACATGAAGTATTATGCATTTGACTGGGATGATAATATTGTTCATATGCCAACAAAAATTATTGTTAAAGATTCTGAAGGTGAAGAAGTTGGTATGAGTACCGACGACTTTGCAGAACACAGACATCAAATAGGAAAGGAAGATTTCAATTATAAGGGACAAACTATTGTTGGTTTCGCTGAAGACCCTTTCAGAAACTTCAGAACTGCAGGTGATAAAGATTTCATCATAGATGCGATGAGAGCGAAGCAAGGACCAGCATTTGAAGACTTCAAAGAGGCAATCAACAACGGTTCAATTTTTTCTATCATCACCGCTAGAGGTCACAACCCAAACACACTTAAACAAGCTGTCTACAATTACATTGTGAATGACTTCAATGGTATAAGTAAGGATGAGTTAGTTAAGAACCTGAAAAAATATAGAACATTTGCAGGAGAAGATGAGATGTCAGATAATGAGTTAATCAAGACATATTTGGCTCTCAACAAGTACCACCCCGTTTCTTTTGGGGACGATAAAGGGGCTCAGAATCCCGAGGAAGCAAAGGTTCGTGCAATGGACGAATTTGTAGATTATATTAAAGGAATGGCCGCAATACTTAATAAAAGAGCCTTCTTAAAAAATGATATAGGAAATAAATTTGTTCCCAAGATGCCTTCTATAGGGTTTTCAGACGATGACCCTAAAAACATAGAAGTAATGAAAAAACATTTTAATAATAAACCCGATAATAGAGTTAAAACTTATTCTACTGCTGGAGGAATCAAAAAAGAAGTTAAATAAGGATATCTTTTTAATTAATTAAAGTAAATAGAAATATTTTTGAACACACTATATTTATCATTATATAAACAAGAAAATTAAATTTTATTCATATGGCTGATTTACTAATGAAAATGCCTCTTCCTTACGAACCGAAACGTCAGAATCGTTTTATTTTAAGATTCCCGTCAAGTTTGGGGATTAATGAGTGGTTTGTGGAAAGTGCTGCAAGACCTCACATAACAATTAACGCAACGGAGATTCCGTTTTTGAACACGTCAACATATGTTGCTGGTAGATTTACATGGCAAACAATTAACGTAACGTTCAGAGACCCAATTGGTCCTTCTGCGGCTCAAGCGTTGATGGAGTGGGTTCGTCTATGTGCCGAATCTGTTACAGGTCGTATGGGTTATGCTGCAGGTTACAAAAAAGATGTCGACATTGAAATGTTAGACCCAACAGGAGTTGTTGTTGAAAAATGGATTATGTATGGTACATTTATGACAGACGTTAACTTCAATCAGTTAGCATACAACCAAGACGGTTTAGCAACGATTGCAGCGACAATGAGAATGGATAGATGTGTTTTAGTATACTAATACTCTTTATAAAAAAAAATCAAGACTTATATTTAACCGTATAGACATAAACTATACGGTTAATTTTTTTATATGCAAGACCAATCCAGAGAATACGGACAAATGAATTTTTCACTTCCCCATGACGTGGTTCCATTACCATCGGGTGGTGTTTTTTATAAAAACAAAAAGAAATCATTGAAAGTAGGTTATTTGACAGCCTCTGATGAAAATATATTAATGGGTGGAGTTGAAAACTTAGCAACTAATTTATTAAGAGCGAAAGTTTATGAACCAGATGTTAGAATTGAAGACTTACTTGAAGGAGATATTGAAGCGATTCTTGTTTTCTTAAGAAACACTTCTTTTGGGCATGAAATGGTTTTGAATCTGACAGACCCACTAACTCGTAAGCCATTCCAAACAACAATTGACCTAAGTGTAATATCAATAGTGAATGGTCAAGAACCAAACGAAGATGGTACCTTTACCATTTCACTTCCAAAGTCACAGACTACTATTAAGGTTAAACCTCTATCTTACGGTGAGATTATGGAAATCGAAAGACAAGTCGATGCTTACCCTCAAGGTAGAACTGCACCAAAAGTGACTTGGAGATTGGCAAAACAAATAGTTGAAATGAATGGCTCAACGGACAAAGGAGAAATCATTAAGTTCATAGACCAAATGCCAATCGCAGACTCAAAGTTTATTAAAAAGTTTTTGGATGAAAACGAACCTAAATTAGATATGAAGAAGACAGTAACAACCCCATCAGGAGAAAAACTAACGGTTAATGTTGGTTTTGGGGCTGACTTTTTTCGCCCTTTCTTCTGATTATAGGAAAGGTCAACTAGATGAATTTTACTATTTATCAACATTAATGAACATATCGTATACTGATTTTTTACAGATGCCGATATTCACAAGGAAATATTTGTTGGATAAATGGGTAGAAATTAATAATAAAGACTGAATTTTCAGTCTTTTTGTATTTATAAGAAAAGATAATATATGGCCGAGAACGAACAGAGACCACTGGACTATTTTAAGGAACTCACTGACAAGATTGAGGAGTACAAGAATGGTGGGCTGGTTACATTCTTCAACGATGTTGCTAAGGCGATTACTTCGTTGGAAAGTTATGGTGCTGAGGTCAATAGAACTTTTGGTGAAACAAGACAAAGAATTGGTGATATTAAGACCGCTTTGGCAGACTCACTCCCTGGTATTAACAGATTAGGTGGTGACATCAAAGATGTTCAAACAACTATTACAGATATTGCATTAGCGTCGAAACGAAATGTAATTGCTACAACAGAACAAACAGAAAAACTATACGCGGCGGCTCAAGTTACAACTTTATCCGTAAGAACTTTAGTTGATGGATTTGCGGATGTCGGGGTTGGTGTGGCACAAATGTCGAAACAACTTGAATCTTCAATCAATTACATTAGAAGTATTGGTGGTAACACGAGGGAAGTATTCAAAGTGGTTTCATCAAACATGGACCAGTTGAATCGTTATCAGTTCGACGGTGGAATACAGGGGTTAACAAAAATGGCGGCGCAGGCTTCGATGTTGAGATTCGATATGAATGAAACATTCAGGTTGGCGGATGGGTTATACAAACCAGAAAGGGCGATAGAGGTTGCATCGGCATTCCAAAGACTTGGATTGGCTGTTGGAGATTTGGCAGACCCATTCAGATTGATGAATGCATCAATTAACGACCCTCAAGGTCTACAGGACAGTTTAGTAAACGTATCTAAACAGTTTACTTATTTCGATAACCAAACCAAAACTTTCAAAATAACTCCTGAGGGTGTTATCAGATTGAAAGAACTTGAAAACCAAACGGGTGTAAGTGCTACTGAAATGACTAAACTTGGATTAGCGGCAAAAGAAGCGGATGCTAGAATTTCTGCGATTAGTGCTGTTGGGTTAAATGTTAAAGAAGAGGATAAACAATTACTATCGAACATCGCAAGAATGGGTGATGGTGGTGAATATGAAATTAGTGTAAAGGATAGTCAAACAGGGGAAAGACGTTGGGAGAAACTGACAAGTTTAACACAAGACCAACTGAACGCCACACTCAAAGAACAGAAAGAAGGACCAAAAAGTATGGAAGATATTGCTAGGTCTCAGTTAGATTATAGTGAAATGGTTGCTGGCGATGTGAGAGCAATATATAATGGATTCATGTACGGTTTTGGTAGTGAGAGGAGAGTAACACAAGAGGTAGAAGGTTTGAGAAAAACTACTGATGCACTCACTGGTACGTTCTCCAAAATGTTTGGAACAACAAAAACGGGAAAGGCCATGGCTTCAACGGCTATTGATGACATGAAACAATTTTTCAAAGACTTGAATGACCCGAATAAAACCAAGGCTGACGCTATGGCATCTTTGTTAGAAAAAGTTAGTGCTCAAAGTCAAAAATTTGGTACTGACTTCAAAGACGGAATGACAGAGTTCTTGAATAAGAGTGCTGATAAATTGACTGACAAAACGATGGCCGAATCAGGTGCCGAATCATTAATAAAACAATTATTAAATGATAAAAGAAAACCTGGTGCAATAGAAACTGATGGTTCTATGTATAGTAATCTTATGGGTAAATCAACACCAATTGATTTAGGCACGAGAACAATGTCGAGAAACGCACTCGGTGACGGAATAACGACAACCAAAACAACATCCAAAGTCGATATTGGAGGAAAAATACAAGTAGAATTCACTGCAGCTAATGGTACAGAACTGTCTAAAAAAGTGTTAGATGATTGGGCAAATAGTCCCCAAACAAAACAATATTTCATGAGTTTAGTTGAACCAAACAACCCAACGAAAGCACCTGTCAATAGGAGTTACGGAAACTAAAAATTGACAACTAACCTATTTATATAAAAAGAAATTAATGTCGAGTCCGTTAGATTTAGTAAACTCAGAGGCTTTTAGAAAAAAACTTGTTGTCAGAAATTTGACACCATATGCGAAAGCTCCTAACAGACCTACGCCCCCAACTAACTACGAATATATTCAATCGGATACTTCAGTTCAGGATAGTCCTGACCAACTGATTGATGAACCATCATTTGCTAACCAATTATACCCTCTAAACCAATATGGCAATGAAGGTGGTTACGAACAAGTACCTGACCCTGGTGGACTTCTAAACACCAAATCCAACGAAGGTGAGTACGGATATCAAGATGCTAATATAGTAGACCAGTCTTTCGCCGAGTCACAGAAGTGGAAACCTCTAAACGTATTTTCTAATGGTAATCAATTACCTTTGGACAGTGCTGAGTTTTTTGAATCTTTGAATAGACCAATAACGACAAACACATCTAACAATCAACCGTACCCAACAACTTTTGTTCCATCTTCTTATATACCAGTATCTATATTACTTTCTCCTGACCCGTCAGGAAGTAATGGATTATTGAGTCAAGATTCATTTATTGCTCGTTTAGGTGCTCAAACTTTGAGAAGAGAGTTCGAAAATAGAATTGCAGCACAGATAAGACAAGATACTTTAGGACGTGCAAATATTCTAAATGTTACAAGTGGTACTGACGTTGTTAATATATTGACAGGTGTTGTTCCGATTATAGAACCTAACTTTACTATTACAGTCACAGCAAACCCAATACTTGCAGCAACCAACTTTGCATTGAGATTGGGTGGTAGTATATTACCTGTATCTCCGATACCAGGTTCATATTTCGACCCGAATATTAATCCTGGTCCACAGAATACAATACAACAATTATCCAACGCGTTCAGAAGAAGTGGGGTTGGTAGATTTTTTAACAGACTTATGGGTGGTGGAGACACTGGTTCACAAATCATGTTTAACAACATGGGTGCGGGTCAAAGGTCAAGACTATTCAAAAACATAGATTACAACAAATATAAGCCTAACTTTCCGAGAAACTTTTTCGACAGAGTCGGTGGGGTCCTTACTGGTACTCAATCTAACAATAGTAACTTCTATGTTGGAAACATCACTTCAAACCCATCCCAAGTATTTTCACCTGCTGGTGAAGTTCCTGTTAATCAGTATGGTGTTGAACAACAATCACCTGTTTACGGACCAAGTGAGTTGGCGCAACTTTATGAGGGACCAAGTCAATCTATAAGATTAGGTGCTAACGGACCAACATATAGTAATGGTGGTGGTATCGAAGGAGGATTTACATGGGTATCTCCAAAATATAAAGACAATGCTGGATTCAGTGTTGGTGTCGGTGGTATCATCGTGAATAGAGATGAGGACTTCAAACCCTCCTCATATAATTCAACAGAATCAACCAACAATCAATTTAGAGATGGTTCTATATTAGATAAGACACAAAGAATTATTGATAGCCAACCACAGGGTGCTAGGAGATTACAACACGCAGGTAATGCTATTGACCAAGTAAGTAAGGTATTCAGTGATGGATATCAAGAAATGACTAAAGGTTCAAGAGTGATATCATACACTGGTGAGATTGGTCAAGAAGTTGGAACTGAGTATTGTAGAGTTTTTGCGAAAGACATTCCTTACTTACAATACAACGACTTACAAAAAACAGACGGTATCACCGTAAAAGGAAGAAGATTTTCTGATTCGGTATTAGATAACACATATAATTTGAACATCTATCCTAACAAACAAGAGGGTGGACAAAGTTCAACAAACTTAATTAACGGACCAGGTGGGTTAAGTACTAACGTAGCTTATGCTAAAAAGTATATGTTCTCAATTGAGAACCTTGCTTGGAGAACATCTAATACACCAGGTTTCACTTCGAACGATTTGGCAATATGCGAAAGAGGTCCAAATGGAGGAAGAGTTATGTGGTTCCCACCATACGGTTTACAATTCAACGAAAGTGTTTCTGCTAACTGGAATCAAAGTGACTTTTTGGGAAGACCCGAGCCAGTGTTTACATACAAGAATACTTCAAGAAGTGGAACACTTCAGTGGAAGATTGTTGTTGACCACCCTTCAATTTTGAATTCAATCGTTGATAAAGTATTAAAGAATGAAACAAACAAAACAAGAGTCAATTCAATATTGGATTCGTTCTTTGCTGGATGTAGAAAGTATGATATCTATGAATTAGCTAAGAAGTATTATACAATAAATCCGAATGATTTATATCTTCTTCAAACAGCTATAACATCAAAAGATTTAACAAGGGAACAATTAATATCCACTAAACAAACAATTCAGACAGGATTCAACGCACCTAATAATGGTGCAACACCTATCACACAATCATCTGCAAGTACTGATTTTTGGAAAAAATATGTTCAAAAAGGATTCTATTTTGCAAACGATTTTCCAAAGAAAGATGCGGTTACAGCATACGATTTTCAATATAACACATATCAATCACAACAAAGTACTGAATACGCTAGTAAACCTACCGCCCCACAAACAAGTAAATTCTTCTCTTCAGTAGTTACATCTAACTTTGATGAGATGAAGAAACTTGTAAATGACATTGTGAAACAATTGAAAGAAAATCCTCTTGGTCAATTAACAATAACCTTGAATGCGAGTTGTTCGGCACCACAAACTCGAGCATATAACGTCGAGTTGGCTCGTAGAAGAATTCAATCAGCAAAACTATTTTTCGAAAGTAATACACTTTTGACTCCATATATCGAATCCATGAGATTAATAATACAAGAGACTAAATCTCCTCCAGGTGAAGATGCACAAGTTGAACAATTTGATTCTTCAACAGGTAGTTTCGTATCAGGGGTTAATGTAAATTGTTCTGATGAATCTAATAAAGGAGGTGATACTCAAGTTGGAAGTAAAGATATTTACACAACTAATGCTATGGCTTGTAGAAGAGCGGTGATTACTGAAATTACATCAACACTTAACCAACCGACTACAGAGGAAACACCTAATTTCATAACAGTTAGTACCGATTCTATTGTAACAAAGACAGTTAAAGTTCCAACAGTTGAAAGAAATTATGAGCCAAGAGATAATATTACTAAGTTCGTGTTGAGACAATTTTTGTCTGAGTGTGATTATTTCGAAACAATTAAGGAACAAACTCCAATGGTGTATGATAACTTGAGAGAAAAGTTGAAATTCTTTCAACCAGCATTCCACTCAATGACACCTGAAGGTTTGAATACACGATTAACATTTTTACAACAATGTATGAGAGCGGGAGATACAATACCAACAATTAAAGATATTGGTGGTAGTGCAGTCTTACAATACAACAACGCAACAAACACTGCTTTTGGGGCACCACCAGTTTTGGTTCTAAGGGTTGGTGATTTTTATAATACAAAAATTATTCCTTCGTCGTTGAGTATTTCATACGAAGAATTGGATATAAATCCTGAAGGTATTGGCGTTCAACCTATGATTGCGAATGTGACTTTGAACTTCAACTTTGTTGGGGGTAGTGGATTGAAAGAATCAATTGACAAACTTCAAAATGCTTTAACATTCAACTATTATGCTAACACAGAAATATATGATGACAGAGCAGATACGACGGGTAACGAAGCCTTTTTGGATGTGTTAGATAAAGAATTCTTGGCACAAGCCGCACCACCATCACCACCAGCACTTAATCAAGCGGCACCTAACAACGGTCAAACAAACAATAGCACAATTGGTTCAATTTTAACCACAGCAGTTGAAGGTGTTAATGAAACGGGTACAATATCTTATACTAATTTCATGAATGATGCTGTTACACAAACTCAAAATTATTTTACAAACATCGTTAATAAAAATAAAGAGGTATTGAATCAATATAATAATGCGATGAGACAAGTATGGATGATGTCTAGAAATTATTTCTCTGGTAATATTATTCAAACACAACCAATCGAAATTTTTGGTAAACCAAGTAACATTCAAGAAAGAGTTGATGAGGTATTCAACGCTCTATCACTCAATGTTTCACAGGGAGAAGATAAATTCATACAATTTATTTCAACTGTTGAGAAAAACTTTTCACCAAGATTGATACAAACTGTAAAGGATAACTATAACAATTTCTTAAGAGAAAAGAAATCATCTTTCTTGACACCTATTTTCAAAACTGTACAAGACTTAACAAACGTAGAACAATCATATGTTCAAATGGTGGGTAGAATGAATGTTATTGGTTTCGATGGACTTGCTTTAGCGGAAAGAGTGGGGACTGATGGATTACAGGCAAAATCAGGACCTGTTAGAATATACATTACATCAAGTAGTGACAGTGCTCCTGACACTTTGGATAAAATGATTGAAGATATAGAAAAAATTAGAACTGACTTAAGTCTTTTCAATGATTTGACTACAGAAGATTCATCATTTGACTACACAGGTGATAAACAAAGATATACTTCACAATTAGTTCTTCCAATTGAAGGAGACTCAGGTACTGTTAGTAAGAGTATATTAAAGATACAAGATGTTTTCATTCCATTTAGTACCTCTGAAGATTTCAAGAGTTCACCATTCAGAAGAGCGTATATGATTTTGTCTAATGAAATAACTGACGCAAAAAGATACGAAACCTTCAAAAATGCAATGATTGGTAATATAATTGGGAATGCAGGTATTATAGGTAAAGGGTTCGATGATATTGAAAAACAATTTGACGCGTATTGGTTAACTGTGGCAAAACCACAATACATCACAGAAAACAATATTGCGAAAGAGTTTATCAATAGTGTTGAAAAGGACAAATTAAAAAGTTATTTAATTTATACACCATTCGATAAAAAAGAAAGAGTGTTGAATTACACAACTGACACAAGCCAAGAGAGTAGTGTAACAATCGCAGCTCAAGAAACTTTAATAAAAGGTTTAGGTGCTTCCACTAATGGAAACACTAACAATAAAACTTGGAATGATTTAGTGGGTGGCGTTTTCGGAACCTACGTATCAAAAGCAAAACTTAACTAATGGGATTTCAATATTGGAATAGATATAGTCAATTTTTAATCAACGGAGAACAGACCGTTGTGCCTTTCGTAAAGTTACCTCAGAAGGCAACAGACAAGGCGTATATCTATAAAGTGGCTAAAAGTAGATTGGATAGGGTTTCCCAAGAATATTACGGAACACCATATTTCGGTTGGTTAATTTTACAATCAAATCCACAATATGGTGGTCTCGAAAATAACATCTATGATGGTGCTATATTGATTATTCCATTTCCTCTACTACCATCATTACAGGATTATAAGGCGGCAATAGAAAATCATTTTTATTATTATGGCAGGTAACATTATAGCAGATGAAAACGGAGATGTGTATGTTGAGTTTGATTATAACAATATAATCGTTGTTGACCCAAACAAAACTATCGATAGCGATGGGAAAATTCAAGAAAGATTAGTTGACCCTGAAAAGTTGGTGATGTATGCTAACTTGGAAGCTGACATGCTACCGAGAACAAAGCTTGCGGTGGGAGGTACCCCAACCGATAGAATAAGAACTATTTCCGTTGCTAAAATAAATTTCCTCAAGCCAACAAAAAATTCTTACTTAAGTTCTGGTTATTATGACCAAATTACAGGTGAAAATACCACCAAATTTAGAGGTGAAAACCAAATGTTTTCTCAGGACAATGTACCTAAGGATGGTTCGAATCCGTACGTTGTTGACCGACCTGCGGACTTGAATAACATTGTTGACAATGGATTATTAGGGATAACACAAATTACGATACAGACAAATAGTTCATTCGTACCAACGGTAAGAATAGAGTTAGAAGATGTTCAAGGTAAGGCGTTATTTGAGTTAGGTAACAACTCACCATATGCGGCATTTTTTAATTTACCATATCCACAGTTTTATCTAACACTAAAAGGTTATTATGGTCAAGCGGTAAGATACCAACTTAATCTTGAGAAATTCAACGCCAGGTTCAACTCGTTTAGTGGAAACTATCAAGTAAGTTTGGAGTTCAAGGGTTATAAGTTTAATATCTTGAATGAAATTTCGATGGGTCACTTGATGGCATTACCGCACATGTATAGTCAAATATACAACGTTGCACAATCACCAGTTGGACCACAACAGAGTAATAGAACCGCAGAATCACAATCTAAAACTCAGGTGGGTCAAATAAGTAATAACGTATCAAGTAATGAAGCTTTGACTGTTGAGGTTACTTCAAACAAGGGATATCAAAAAATAGTTGAAGTTTATAGTGAATATAAAGCCAAGGGGTTGATTACACCTGATTTTCCAGAACTGACCCTCATGCAGTTGATGAATAAACTACAGAATTTTGAAAAAATAATTCAGGAATCATTCACAAAAGCTGAAGTAGAACCCTTAACAAATATTAGAACATATAAAGAATACCTACAGGAATACTTTAATGCTGTTAGAGGTGATTCAAATTCTTGGTTCACGAAGTATCTCAATCCAAGACCAATTATCTTAAATAATAAAGAAAGGGTATATGTTTTCAACGAGATTGATTTGTCTGAAAAAGACACCGCGATATCGACATTAAAAAATGATATTACCGTATTCAACAAATACTTGGCGGGAAATAGAACATTAGGTTCTGCGGGAGTAGCAAGAATACCAAACCCTATCAGATATGAAACTATTATTTATGATAAAATAACCTTCGACTCAATTGATTGGATTGCGACAGCTTCTTCACAGATTGGTATACCAACACCATCCGAAACACAAGTTACCGATATTCAAAATAGATATCGTGGATTGACAATCCCTGTAGTTAGTAGAGACCAACAAGGAAATTTGATTGATGAAAGACCCAAATTCTTTATTTTCGAAGGTCCTGCAAGATTTGATAAATTAATTGCATCGATTGATTCCCAAGCAACAAAAAAACTTCAAGAATATCAATCCCTAATAAGTGCGGAATTATTGAAAAAGTTGGAAGATAGAACTAAAGGTTTAGGGTTCAGACCGACTGTTAGAAATATGATGGCGGTAATTTTAGCATCCACCGAGGCGTTCATCAGATTGATGGATGACGTACATACAAATGCTTGGTCTATAAAAGATGACCCTGTAAGAAAAAGTGCTATATTAAATAATATTTCTTCGGCACCAAGTTCGGAGACGGTTGACCAAGTTGTTACGGACCCGTTTTTAGATTCACAATTGAATATAGAACAAACATTAGACCCTTCGAAAATACCTGTCTACCCTTGGCCTCTATTTTTTGTGGAAACACCTGAAGACAAAAAGGGTAGATTCCAATTGAAATATATTGGTGACCCATCAGTTGCAGAATTGACCCAAGGATTCAATTATGACAAGTGGCCAGAAGTTCAGTTCGTTGAAGAATACTTGAAAGGTATTACCAAAAAGTTCAATGTCCCTGCCACGACTGATACTTTAGAGAACGATAAGTATACAAATATTTTGAATATTAATGCGATAGAGTTTCCATCTTTCGGACTTGCATACTTGAGTAAACAAGAACTCAAATTCTTCTATGAAATTTGGGAAAGACAATTTTTGACATCGCACTATTCAGGTCTTATCAGAGCTAATGAAAATCAAATTAGTGATTTAATTACTTTGAACACTGAGACTGAGGTTAATAATATTGTTAATAGTATCAATATAAGTGCACCGTTCTTGAGTTTCAAACTTAAGAACTATGGGTTGAATGCTACAAATTACGTACAAAACTTAGAGAATTTCTCTAACGAAGGAACGGGTAAATCATATCAAGATTTTATAAGAGATTTCTTTGTTACCCCTTATATCAAGGCGTTGGTGGATAACCCAACAAGTATAACGAGTATTGTAGACTTAGGACAAATACCTCAAACAAACACAACATCACCAGCTCTTAGACAACTATTAAGTGTTGCGACTAATGATAAATTAATTGTGGATACTCTACCATTTTCAGACCCAACATGGTGTTTAAGAAATATGAGTGAGGGTCCAACAACCCAAAACAATGAGGTCTACAACACGAATAAAACTCTTACTGTTTTCGAACCAAGAAAGATTATTGCCAACTTTAGTGATGTGTACAATTTCACAACTAATAGACCTGTGACTAATTTTTCGTATACATCAAATAATAATCCGACCAAAAACGCTGAAACATTTGTAAATCAACAACAAAATTTGGCAGGATTTTATAATACACAAACAACTAAAATTTATGTTGCTACCGAAGGTCAGATAAATGGATTATCACCTGCGGAAATTCTTCCATTCCAAACAACAACATCGATGTTGAATACCCCATATTTTGTAAATTCAATACAGAAAGGTGCGGACGGGATTAGAAGAAGTGTAAAATATCCGTTCATAAGTTCAGCATATTTGTTCTTAAACTCACTACCTTTGGCGTCACTCAGAGAAAAATATAAAACTCTGAATGGTACTGAGACTGATGATTTAGATTATATTGCGTCATGTTTTAATAAATTTGGTGCAATACACAAATTACCATATGCTTGGATTCTTAAAATGGGTTCAATTTGGTACAGATACAAGTTGTTCAAAGAAAAGGGGGAGGATATCCTCACAGACGTTTGGAAAAATTTAGATTATAAAACGAACTACAGTCCAATATTAAGTTCTGAAACACAGACGTATAATTTTACTTATGATGGTAAAGCAAATAGTGTTGTTTTACAAAAAGAAGATACCACGACAATACAAATCAATACTGGATTTTATCCAAAACTTATCAATGATTTCAACTTGTTCTACAACGGATTTGAATTATACAAGAAGTATGATAGTGCTGAAATACAAAACAGTATTTCTCTCGGTATGAAAGTCTGTCAATTTCCTAATTCATTTATAGATGCACAACAAGGTGTCAAAGAGTTGACCGTTGGAACATGGTCAGTACTATTACCTAACTTCGTTAATTTTGACGTAGCGTGTAATCCTAAGGATAATACAAATGGTAATTTGTATTATGTTGTACCATCTTTCGGTTCTCAAATTAATCAGACATATTATGAATGTATTGACAAGACAACAGATAATCCAACTACTGTAGTGAACTTAACTAACAACGCTTCAATGTATAATGGTTCAGTTAGAACATTATGGTCTACACCAAACTTTGGATATTTTGATAATAATCAAATTGTAATGCCAACACCTGAGGAGTATATAAACCAAATAGAACCCTCAGAAAAGAATCAGTCCCCATTCAAACTTTTAACAAAAAATGACTATTCGAAGATTGAAGAGATTTTTTCAGTGTTCGAAAAAAGTACGTTAGATAAATTTGAACTTGAGTTCTTGAATTTCTGTAAACCAATTACAGATGCTGAAATTACTCAACCAGTGGCTGAGTTCAATACAACAACAACAAATGTAACTGCAAATTTCAGAAACTTCCAATCACTAATGAGAAGTGTGATGGTTGTACCTAAACCAACTAACACACAAAATAATTTGGAATACTTCCAAGACACAATTACAACTCAGAATGGAATTTTCCAAAACGAAATGAAGGCGTTTTTACAATATGATGTGATATTCAAAAACGGTAACCCTTCAAAATATAGAAGAAGAATTTTTGATTCATATCTATCATATCTATCAACACCTGTGATTACAGACCCAATACCATTTTTGCCATATGTTCAAGGTTCTTTACCAACAAGAGGTGGTACGGTACTATTGAGTCAATCAAAACTACAAAACCAAAAAGCTTGGTTTGCTCTCGAAACAGAAGTCGGTTTTTCAACAATCCCAAATGTGGAATATAGTTCGACTGGTTCATACATAACAGATTTTTTTGTCGATAATAATATTCAATTCAACGAAGCGAATGTTGTAATCCTTGCACCATTGATTAAAATGTATGCAGCAAGAAAATTGGAGTCGCCATCTCTAAACGCCTCTCAGTTCAAAAATCAATTGAATGAATATCTTCAGAAAGAACAAAACTTCCAAAATGATTTACTTGGTTTAGTTCTATCAGGTGTTCAAAATAGATTACCAATACAACAACAACTTCCACAAAATGCTGTTGCTAGTGCTGTAAGTGGAGAACAAAGCAAATTGGAAATGTGGGAAGTATTCAAAGCAATCAATGATAAGTGGATTGCAGGAGATGATTTCAAAACCAAAACATTGTTTGAGGATATGTTATTCTTGGACAGAGCTTCAAGAAATATTGGTGATACAATATTGATTGATATTTTTGATATACAAGGGATGATTGCGAACAACTCACTTAATGACGCTATGAGTGTATATAGTTTCGTAGCCAGTATTTTAATAAAGAATAATTTCGTGGTAATGAACTTACCTGCATATGTAAACTTTTACAATGTACAAGACATAGACGGAGCGACAATTCCACAAACCGAAGGTTCTTTGGATTTTGCAAATAGTATGTGGGGAACATTTTTGGATGTGGACTATAGAAAGTCGAGTCCTAAAATGGTATGTTTTTATTCACCGAGACCATCTAACTACTTAGACTTACCAAAAGGTAACTTCAGATTTAGGGATGATTCGTTTGAACTCAGAAGGGCTTCGGAAAACCCATTAATTGAAAATCAACAAAACAAAACAGATTGGAATATTTCCAATAAATGTGTTGGATTCAATGTCGATATTGGTACAAGAAATCAAAACATTTTCTATTCATTTAGTGTGTCACAAGATAATGGAGTAGCAACATCTGAGTCAATCAATACGTTAATTAACATGTCTAACAATGCCACAGGTAAAAATGTTGCAACACAAAACGCCAGTCTTTTCAATATCTACAAACAAAGAAGTTATACTGCAACAGTGACATGTTTAGGTAATGCTATGGTTCAACCATCAATGTACTTTAACTTAAGACATGTACCTATGTTCAATGGTCCGTATATGATTTTGGATGTCCAACATCAGATTCAACCAGGAAATTTCCAAACAAGTTTTACAGGTGTAAGACAAGGTATATACGACTTACCAGCAATAGATAATTTCCTTCAAAGTATTAATCAGAATTTATTAACAAATCTTGAAGAAGTTCTGAAAATTAAGAAGGACGTTCCTAAAATCGAAGGTATTACAAATAATCAGAAGGCAACTCAAGTGGTACAAAAGGCGGATAATACACCTGACTCATCCAATAGTTGTGTTAGCAATGTTGATGTGGTTGCTTACCCTGATAGTGTAAATGTACCACCAAAACCAAGTGATGTTAGTGTTGATACTTTTGCTGCAAAACTCAAACAATTATTGCCTGGCCAAGTTGCTCTACAGTCAATCATATTTTCAATATCTTACATACGTAGCTACGTTAAGAATAGTGGTACAAGTTCAAACGGTGAATTCAAAGGGTACAATTTCAACTTCGGAGGAATTTCACTTTACAATAATTGGGCACCAACAACACAATATTTCAAGAAAGAATATTGTTGTATTAATGTAAAAGGTAGTGGAGTACCTAATGGTACTTCTGACCCATTAGTTGCTTTCAATGATTTGGATTCTTACATAAAATTCATGGCAGATAGACTTAAAAATAATGTACCGAGAATTCTACAAGATGGACTGGCTCAATATTATGTTTGTCACTGGCCTAAAGATAGTGTTAGTGTTTCTTATTTCAAATCAAACCCAACTCAGTTTGAAGGTGTAACGAAATCAGTTGACGACGCGTTGAAATCTTGTGTGGATGCTAAGATTATCACAATTACGACTAAGGATGAAATATCAAAAAGTTTCAAAGAAGGGGCTAAAAAAATTAGTGAAATACAAATTAACAATACTCCAGTTACAACAGGTAATGAGATTCCACAGGTTGACCAAGTTTGTCCTCCACCAACTATAACAGGATTTTCACCTCTTGTTGGTAATAATGTTAATAACGAAGGAACTATTTTACAAATTAATGGTACTAACCTTGATATAGTTACTAAGATTAAGTTGATAGATGTTGAAATTAATGCTGATAAGTTCACAGTTCTTAATAGTCAAACAATTAGATTGACAGTACCTACCATAGGAACTGGTAATGTGGTTAGAGAAGGTAAGATTGAGTTGTTCAGTCCTTATGGTGGTTTCTTAACAACAACACTATTCAAATATGACCCATCGGTAAATCCTTCAACAGCGGCGTCACCAGGTGGGTATGCAGGAAATAATCAAAGTTCAGTTGTAACACCAGCCATGAATGACAATACTAACCCACAAAATACAGGTCCTGTAACATTAATTTCGAAATATGAAACACAAACAGGAGGTGAAGTTACAAATAAATTGACAGTTGGAGTGAATCCTGACGCAGGTGTATGGAATATCGAAAGTAATGTTAGAATGGTTGTTTCAATATCTAACACTAATGTATCTAACAATACTCGTACTCAACTTCTTAATACAACTGTTGAGACTAATTTAGCAAACTATGTAGTTGGAAATGTATTCACAATAACAAATGATAACGTGAAAGATATATTATTTGATAATCCTATACCACCTTTCAATAACTACCCAATTAGACCTAATCAAAAGGTGACAATACAATTTGTGTTGAAGGCAAATGCTGTGGACAAAGTTAAAAATCCACAACCTACTGTTCAATCGTTCAACTTCTTCTACAATAGAGCAACTGTTACAACACCAACTACGGAGCCTGTAAGTCTTACATTAGTTTATGATAGTAATGACGTAGCAATTCCACCACAACTTGGAGGAGGAAATGCTTACATCATCAAAAAGAATGGTGGAGGATATTATGGGTTCAGATTTAACGGAAGCTCGGACCTTATAAGTAAAACTAATCCAGAATTATTCAAGTTACCAAACTTAGAGAAACAACAAATAGGTCTTTCAGTTGGACCAAACACAAAATACATGAATGAAATAACATTCAATGGAATTGGAGAATATCAACTTAGGGTAGGTTATAAATTGGATGAATCATCACCTCTTCAAGCAGCATTTCCAAATCAAACGTTGTTTACCAATTCACCACCATTCACTTTATAACATACCAATATATTTATATAAAACGAATTTTATGAATTTGAAGTCAGCATTAGACAATTACCTTGGAAAATCAGTAAGATATTCTGAGGCCGATAACGGAGATGGAACAAAACAAGTTTGTGATTTAGACACAGGCGATTGTTACACAGTTAGAGAAAGAGACGGACTTATCGAAAGAGCAGGTCACAGTCAAACAGTAAACAGAAAGGTTAGAGTAGAAACTGCCAAAGGAATAAAAACATTATTAAACGGTTAATCCATATGAGTTTAGACAAAAAAATTATAAGCGAAATTGAAAGATATAAAACTATCAATAATTATATCTCTGAGCAAGCGGCAACAGATTTAGGTGCATTTGCACCAGCACCAGGAGAAGAAGGGGCGGGAGCTCCACCACCTCCAGCACCAGCTGAGGTTGCACCTCCACCAGCACCTGATGCTACAGCACAACCAATTGATGTTGAGAATGACCCTGACGTTGAGAAGATTGATGATGAGGGTAAATCTGAAGAAAGTGAAGGTGGTGAAGGTACCGAAGAATTGGATATCACTGATTTAGTTGATTCACAAAAAAGTATTGAAAAGAAACAAGATGAATACTTCGAAAATTTATTCGGACAAATTTCAAACTTGGAATCAAAATTAAGTGAGATGGATTCAATAATGAATAAGTTGAACGCACTTGAAAACAAAATTGAAAAATATAGAGAGAAAACACCTCAAGAGAAGTTAGAATTAAGAACATTGGACTCGTATCCATTCAATCAAAAATTATCACAATTCTTTGATGATAAACAAGAAGATATGGAAAAAACGGGTAAACATGATTACATTTTAACATCAGATGATGTAACTGATATCAATCAAAACGATATCAAGAACTCATTCCAACCAGGTGGTGGAGACAGTTATGATAATGAATTCAAAAGATAAAAAAAGGGACTGAAAGGTCCCTTTTTAATTTGACATATAGGGATTTCCCAATTATATTTAATAAACACTAAAACACTTAAAAATGAGTAATGTATTAGACGCCGTATTGGCACAGTATGAAAAAAATCAAATCGGGGGCGGGGCCCAATCGAAAATGTCGCAAGACGAAAGAATGAAAAAGTATTTCGCTTTAATCCTTGG